ACTCTTTTCAGTAGCATGTCAATTCGTGTTAAACCCGCTCAATACGGGCTTTCCGCTTTCCTCACGTGCTCGATTCGTCGCTATTCGGCCCTATAAATTCGACATTTTTTCGACATTAGCCGCCAAAGCCGCGTTATGATTCTTGGCAAAATATTGTTTGCTAGTGCTGCGTCCGCTCTCGCTGCCCTGTCGATACTGACTACTTCGAATCGATCCGTGCTCGCGTGCGGAATGCTTAAGAATGAAGCAAAAGCTCGTCATCCCGCATGAGCTAGCAAATAGAGGCGTAGACAACGCCATTGCGTACTACCGAAGAACAGACGAGAAAGCGGCACTAAGCTTCATTGACGCCCTGGAACGAGCGTATAAACAGATCCGCCGTCACCCCAACTCTGGCTCGGCACGCTACGCCTAAGAACTGGATCTGTCCGGCCTACGCTTCTGACCACTCCAGCGCCATCCCTACCTTGTGTCTAGGTCGAGCAAAACGCTCACATCGATGTTTGGCGCGTACTGCATGAAATGAAGGATCTTCCTAGGTGGCTGGCCACACTCAAGAAAGCTAGTTCACGTCATTGGTAATCTAATTACATGGTTGTTCTGAAAAGTCTGTATGTCCTCGCCCTGGCCAGCATCGTTGTGTTTTTACCTGATTCACTATTTGCCACCTGTCGTTTTGATAGCTCATTGTAAAGACAGTTTTTTCGGCAGACACGGAATCGTCCGGTAACTCTGAAACTTCAATAGTAACCACCGCTTTAGTAGGTGACTCCCCGCTATTTATATGCTGTATTGCGCTTAAATTATAAGCATCCTCTTGGAAAGACTCCCCCATGGAGTGTAAAGCCACCTGGAGCGGATAATTTCCTTTGATCATGCTATCCGTTTTTTTTGCACTTGTATTGTCACACCCGCTCATTAAAGAGGCCATAGTACAGGCTATCAGGGCAGGAGTGAATTTGTTATATGAAATCAATCGATTGCCTCGCATTTAATGGGTGTTTTATTTACGTAACAAAATTTCAGGGGTTATACCAGTTCTTCGCCAATAGATCTCACTGAGTGATATTTTAGACTTGCAATAACAGCCGTTGTGGGAATCCATTCTACTGTTGAATTACCTTGCATCTTAAGAGTTTGAGTTTGTCTCAGGCTCGGAGAGTATAATTAGAATTCAATTGCAAGCGTTGTAATATCATCAAGCTTGGCATTGTAGCCGGCCTTCTTTAACTCTTCGATGATAGGGTTTATTAGATTGTCAAGATCTTCGTCGGAGATGCCAACTTCAAGGGATAGATCGGTTAGATTTGCATAAGCTTCAGTATGGCCGAGGCTTACTGCTCTTTGTATTGCCATAATGACTCGTTTACGAATCTCACTTGGTATTACCGTTCTTGCCATGAGGGCAAGTTCTTTTGCGCGCTTGGCGGGAATTAAGGTTTCTTGGGTTGATGAGTTTAAGAAGCTCGACTCAATTCGAGCGACTAATTCTGCGTTGATTGAGCGGCCAGCTGCTTTCGCTGCTTGCTCTGCTTGGAGGCGTAGCTCTGGGGGCATACGCAATTTGAATTGTGGGTCTTCTCTGCTCATGACGTGATCATGGACCACGGTGGTCTTGACAGCAATGGGACCACCGTGATCCCATTGCTTCAAAGGGACCACCGTGATCCCTTTTGAGCTTGGAGTACGACATGGATTTGGAAGAGCTGAACCCCGGCGCCCTGATCGGGCCGCAACAGGATGTGGAATCCATCGAACGGTGGGCGGAGCGCAACGGCATTAGCTATGGCACCGCCCGCGCCTGGGTTTACCGGGGTGTGCTGCCGTCCGTGAAGCTGGGGAAGCTGCGCATGGTGAATAGCGCGCTGCTGCGCAACTGGCTGTTGGAACAGGAGTGGACAGCATGAAAGGAGGAGTGATGGACGCCTTTCAATTTTGCTTCGCGGGCATCGTTGGCAGCGTTTCTGGCAGGGTCGTGGCCTGGGGCGGCCTGACTGTCGATATCGACCAGATCGAGAATGCTTGGCTCCGTCGGGCGATTGAAGACTATCGCTGTGGCCGTAGGGGGCAGAAATGAGCCATGGCCACCAGTCCCTATTACCTACGCCAAACCCACGCCCCGGACTGCGCCTGCTCTGTGTGCTGGTCCGCAAGGCAGGTCATCCCATTGCACAGCCCGTCGCCGTGTCCGGACTGCCGGCCCCCTGGGCTGCCCTATCTGGAAGATGGCCGCTGGCTCTGCCGTCCCCGTTCCTTCTGCGCGAAACACGACCCGTCCCGGCGTCCGCCGAAGTACTGGCACGTTGTGTACGACAGCGGGAAGCCCACGCCCTTCGTGCCCGTGCGCGAAGCATTCCAACTGGAGGGCTGACCCATGCTCGCTGACACCCTGAAAGCGCTGCTCCTGCTCTGCCTGATCCAAGCCATTCGCACCGCCGATCCGGTCAAGGGCCGCGCTCCCGGCTCGTCGGAACAGCTTCACCGTTCCGGCGAACGGAAGCACGGGCGCAGCGCACCCTTGAACGCCTCTCCCCTGAAACAGCCTCCGCTGGGGAGTGTGGGGCAGCTCCTCCGCCCCGCGCTCCCGAGCCCTCGGCGGCAAGAGCGGGATGACAAGGGCAGAGCCCTTGGTGTTGCTCTGCGGGTTCCAAGGGGAAGCGTTCCCCTTGGCCGTCGGCGACGTTGCGATAGGGATCGTTACCCGAATGGGCTGAGACGAACACCCGTGGTTGGCTTGGTTCGCTAGCGAATAGAGCCCGGCCCGAAGGGATCGCCCCACAAATCACTTTCACCCAACACCGCTGAATGAAGGCGAAACAGCCGAATTTGCAGCAGCGGGACAACTCACGCCGAAAAAGGCGAATTGAAGGAGAAACACCGATGAACATGTTTGCAACCCAAGGCGGCGTCGTCGAACTGTGGGTCACCAAGACCGACACCTATACCTCGACCAAGACCGGGGAAATCTACGCCTCGGTCCAGTCCATCGCCCCGATCCCGGAAGGTGCCCGTGGCAACGCCAAGGGCTTCGAGATCAGCGAATACAACATCGAGCCGACCCTGCTGGACGCCATCGTCTTCGAAGGCCAGCCGGTGCTCTGCAAGTTCGCCAGCGTGGTCCGCCCGACCCAAGACCGTTTCGGCCGGATCACCAATACCCAGGTGCTTGTGGATCTGCTGGCCGTGGGCGGCAAGCCGATGGCGCCGACCGCCCAAGCCTCGGCCCGCCCGCAAGCACAAGCCCAAGCCCCGCGCCCGGCCCAGCAGCCGCAGGGCCAGGACAAACAAGACAAGTCCCCGGACGCCAAGGCGTAAGCCGTAGGAGGCCGCGATGCTCCGCTATCTCTCGCTGTTCGCGGTAGGTCTGGCCACCGGCTACGCCTGGGGCTGGATCGACGGCCTAGCGGCCTCCCTGGCTGTTTGAGGACTGCACGAATGGAAGGCTCTGTATCGGTTCAAGTGTGCAAGACCTGGGTCCAGAACGCGGACGGCACGGTCGGCTGTACGCACCTTGAGTGGATACAGACCTACCTGCTGCCGCCTGAGGCAGAGGGCTATTTGACTCTGCTGATGGGTGGTTTCGACCCGTCGGCCTTCCGCCTCGGCTTCGCCGGGACCATCGGGCTGTTCGCCGTTGGTTTGGGGGCTGGCTTGATCATTTCCGCCATGCGCAAAGCGCGCAATTAATGAGGTTCCAATCATGGAAAAAATGAAAACCCTGTTCCGCAACGCTTCCATCGCCACCGCCGGCCTGGCCGTGGCCAACGTCTCCTTCGCCGAATCGCTGCTCGACGAAACCACCAAGGGGGTTCTGGCGCAAGCCAGCACTGATGGCGGGTCCGTGGCCAAGTTGGTGATCGCCGCCGTGGCGGTGCTGGTCGGCCTCGCCCTGGTCATCGGCGCGATGCGCAAGGCCTGACGTGATCTGGTCCCTGATGCTGGGCGCATTCATGGCGTCCGCGCTGCTGACGGGATTGAAAATCGGCCAGTATCAGTGACAGGAGGAGGGGCCGAAAGGCCCCTTTTTTATGCCTCGGTTCATATTGTTGATTATTACGTTGTTATTTGGTTCGGCGGCTCATGCCGAATATTATTACTGGTACATGGGTTATTTTAATAAGAAAGTTTCATCCCCTACGGCTGGCTGTGATCTTTATTTCAGCAGTTTTTCCAAGGACCCTGGTCGGGTTTTTGTTATGGAACCTTCGTCAAATCCAAGTGAGGCGGGCAAGGTTTTCTATTGTGTGGTTCGTTCTGGTGATTGGATTCTTTTTAATACGGATGTTTATTTGAAAGGTGATAGGTGTCCTGAGGGAACTGAGCTTGATCTCAGTGCCGGCGAATGCCGGGAGAATAAGTGCAAGATTCTGGCTGGCTCGCTCTATGAAAAAGGCGGCCACCAAGCACCGATTTCCCGCTTCATCAATTACCTCGGTTGTGAGATCGCCGTCAGTTCGATTGATGGTTGTATCGGCCCCGCTGAGGGCGAAGCGGGTGGAACCTTCTGCCGGGTCATCGGCTCGTTCACCGGTAACTGGTTCACCTCCAAGGGCTCCTGTGCTTTCGGCTGCGACGTGGGCCCGGGCGACGGTCCGCCTCCGGGGGGAGACGGCGGCACCGGGGGCGACGGTGGCAGCAACCCGCCCGGCGGCGACGGTGGAAGCGATGGCGGCACCAAGCCCGGTAACGGCGGTGGCGATGACGGCTCCAGTGGTGGCGGCGGCGGTGGGGGCGGTGGCGGTAACAACCCCTGTCAGGGCCATGTTGGCAGTGACTGCGGCACCACGCCCGGCGGTGACGGCAGTAGCGGCGGCGATGGCGACGGGTCCGGCTCCAGCGGCGGGACCGGTGGCGATGGCGGCGACGGCTCCGGCGGGGGAGGCCTGAAAGAGCCGAAGCAAGGCTCCTTCGACAAGACCATCAAGGAATACGACGACGCCATCGCCAAGGCGCAAAAGGACTTCCAGGAACTGCAAGGCAAGTTCGAAAGCGTCCTCGCTTCCAAGTTCGATATTCACCTGGGCACCGGCGGCGGCTCCCTGCCGTGTTGGGACTTTACCGCCCTCGGCCAGCGCTACGACGTCTGCCTCACCCAGTACGCCCAAGAACTCTCCGTCATCCGCTACGTGGTGCTGTTCATCGCCGCGATCCTGGCCGGATGGATCGTTTTCTATCGCTCCTGAGGAAACGCCATGGACATTCCCTTTCTCTCCGACATTCTCGCCTGGATGCAATCCCTCTGGGACTTCCTCTACAGCGGCGTCTATGACTTCGTCACCGACGCCTTTGTCCTGCTGACCAAGATGGCCATCAAGGGCTGGTTCGAGATGCAATTGTTCGTCGCGGAAATCGGCTACAAGGCGTTCCGCGAAGTCGTCGGTGGCATCGGTATCGGCTCGACCATCACGTCCTATTACTCCTCCCTGGACGGCGACCTGCGCTCGCTGCTGGCGTTCTTCGGCCTGCCAGACGCGGTGAACATGATCTTCGCCGCCATCGGCACGCGCTTCTCCATGTCCTTCATCCCCTTCATAGGTAAGTGACATGGCGATCAAGATTCATCACGGCCCGAACGGCTCCTACAAGACCTCCGGCGCGATCCAAGATGACCTGATCCCCGCGATCAAGAAGGGCCGCGTCATCATCACCAACGTGCGCGGCCTGACCCGCGAACGGATCTTCCAAGTGATGCCGGAGACGCCCTCCAGCTGCGACGTCATCAACCTCGACCTCGAGGACCTGGAAGACATGGAAAAGATGCGCACTTGGTTCATGTGGGCGCCGCGTGGCGCGTTCATCATCTTCGACGAAACCCAACTGATCTTTCTGAAGTCCTGGCGCGAAGCCGACCTCAAGCGCTTCGACTTCCCGGACGGCCCGGAAGCGGCCAAGGCAGCCGGGCGGCCCATGGGCTGGCTGGATGCCTGGACCCGGCACCGGCATTTCAACTGGGACATCATCCTCACCACGCCGAACATCGCCTATATCCGCGACGACATCCGCATGACGGCGGAAAAGGCCTATCTGCACTCCAACCTCGCCGTCATCGGCATTCGGGGCCGCTACAAGGAAAGCCAGCACTCGGCGCAGGACAACAAACCGCCGGCCCGCGACGTGATCGTCGAGATCAAGAAAATCCGCCAGGAGACCTTCGCCCTCTATGAATCGACAGCCACCGGCTCCGTCACCGACACCATCGCCGGCAAGAGCCTTTTTAGACAACCTAAGATTCTTCTATTCATGGCAATTCCGGCCCTTGCTATTGGGTCTGTGGTTTATGACGGTGGACCTCGTCTGCTCATGGGCGACCCTGTATCGCCGCCTGCTGCTGGAACTGCTGCGCCTGCTCAAGCCGGTCCTGCTGTGGGTGCTGCGCGTGCTACTGGTGCGGCTGGTCCTGATGCTGCTGATGATGTACCTGGGCACTCAGGCGTTCCGGGCGCTGCTCCTGTAGGCCATCCCTTCGCCGGCCGCGACTTCATCGTCAAGGCGACCCTGCTGTCCGCCTCCGGGCGCCGCACCTATCTGTTCGCCGTCCGGGGCCAGGACGGCAGCGAATTCACTCTCACCGATCGCGACCTGACCGACACCGGCTATGCCGTGGTGCCGCGGGGCAACTGCGCCGCGGAACTGAGCTTCAAGGGCGGTTGGTCCGGCTATGCCGCCTGCGCCGGGCGTAGTGCCTTGGGCAATGCGCCGCCGGCTCAGGCCGCCGCGCCGAACGTGCCGCCCGCTGCCGCGAACGGCGCCGCCGTGCGGGTGACGGTGGTTCCTGACACCAGCCGCTTGCCGCGCTCGATCAACTGAGGGGGAGCCGATGAACTGGACAAGCTATTTCGCCGCCCTGGGGCTGGCGTTCCTGGCCTATCTGGCGGGCTTTTTCTTCGCGGTGGCGGTGACGCCGACGGGGCCGGTATGGCCGCTGTAGCCGGCCTGGCCGGGGCGCGCGCGAACGGCTCGTCTCGGAGTGAGCAAGCGCCACGGCGGGGCCGGCTGACGCCCCTGTAACACGTCAGATAAGCCACCTATTGCGGTTTCAATTCGTACCAATTTGGATCGTTAAAGATGAAGAAAATCAGCCATCAAATTCGCGTCAGTATCGAGTCGGACGGTCAGGTCTTGGAAAGCCCGAAAGGGCGGTTGTTCTTCGACGACACCACGGCTCAATTCACCGACCTGTCAGGCGTGCGGATCCTGCGTTGCGGCGTGGACACGGTGCGGCAGTTGTACAACGGCAAGCTCCGGCCGGAAGTCATGGCGCTGTTTGACCTCTCGGTGGATGTGGTCGAGTTCGCCGGCTACGAATGGTCCAAGGGCCGTATCGGTCGCGACTCTGGCTATCAGTACCGCCTGCAGAACGCCGAAATGGGCCTGATCCTGCTGATCAAGAACCACAACATCAAGGTCGATACCCTCGGCTCGCACCTCAAGATCGAAGTGTCGCCCCATGCCCTCGACGGTGCCGACCCGCATATCCTCCAGGGCGTGCTGGATGACTTGGCCGCTGCCGTGCTGAGCCACTGCGAGACCAACCAAGCCGCTGTGCATATCGCCCTGGACGTACAAGGCTGGAAACCGCCTCGCGATCTGGTGGATCGCATGCATTGCCGCTCGCGTCGGGTGCGACAAATCAGCGGGATCGAGCGGATCGAATTCGACGGCAACGCCTCGGTCTACGGGCGTGGCGAGACGTACATGTTCGGCTCGGCCAACGGCCTGCAACTGTCGATCTATAACAAGACCCTCCAGGCTCGGGCCACCGACAAGCTCGACTATTGGGAAAGCGTGTGGGCGACCTTGAACGGGGATCCGTTCGGCGATGGCGACCCGGCCTATAACCCCCTGGAAACGGTGTGGCGGCTCGAATTCCGCTTCCATCATTCCATCGTCCAGCAGTTCTCCGAAGGCTCGCGTATGGCCTCGGGGGAGGTCATTGGCTGCCGCACCTATGAGGGCCTCTGCCCGCATCTGCAAGGACTGTGGAACTACGCCTGCGAAAGCTTCAAGCTGCTGAGCCGGACGGCGGTCTACGATCCGTTCTGGAGCCTGATCAGCCAGGACGCCCGCGTACAGGTCGAGTGCGATCCGCTGATCGAGCGCACCGAGTATCGGCGCTACTACAAGACCGCCAAGGGCTTCAGCGGGCGTAACTGCGAGATGTTCCTCGGCCAGTTCGTGAGCCTGATCGCGCGGGAGCGTGTCCCGGCAAAAAAGGCTATTGAGTCCGCCCGTAAACTGGAGTTCTGGCACGTTATCGAAGACCACTACCTGGCCAAGGGTTGGACTCGTCGCGATCTGGAAAGGCACATACACAAGCTGATGTGTGATCGGTATCTGCGGCGGGGGTATGCCGTCTAATGTCGATCACCAAGCTCCCCGATGGCCGTTGGTTCGTCGATGTAGAACCGATCAAGGGCAAGCGCTTTCGCAAGCGGTTCAAGACCAAGATGGAGGCGCAGCAATTCGAGGCTACCGCGCGTCAGAAGTGTGCGGAAAACCCCTGCTGGACGTTCAAGCCGAAGGACCGTCGGCGTCTCTCGGAGTTGGTCGAACTCTGGTATGAACTGCACGGCCAGACCCTGAGCAACGGGCATCGTTGCGTGGCGATTCTGCGGTTGGTGGCAAAGGACCTGGGCGACCCGGTCGCTGTCTCCCTGGAGCCTGCGAAAGTGGCTCGGTTGCGTAGCCGACAGATAGCCAATGGCATGTCGGGCAAGACCGCGAACAACCGTCTTGGCTACCTCAAGTCCATGTACAACGAATTGCGCCAACTCGGCGTCATTGACTATGAGAATCCGGTAGGGCGCATGCGGCCGCTCAAGCTTCAGGAAAGACCGCTGTCGTACCTGACCAAGCATCAGGTGTCCGAACTGCTTACGGCCCTGGATGCGCGCACCACGTCGCCACATCCGAAGATGGTCGCTCGTATCTGCCTCGCGACAGGGGCCCGATGGGGTGAGGCTCAGGCGCTGACGCCGGAACGTCTGAAAGGTAATGCGGTGATCTTCGCCAACACCAAGTCCAAGCGTGTGCGCTCGGTGCCGATCTCGGAAGAATTGGCCGCCGACATTCGCCGGCATTGGCAGACCCACGGGCCCTTCACGAACTGCCTTGGCGTGTTCCGCCTAGTGCTGCTGTCGACCTCGATCAAGCTGCCGAAGGGGCAGGCCAGCCACGTACTGCGCCACACGTTCGCCAGTCACTTCATCATGAATGGCGGGCACATCGTGACGTTGCAGCACATCCTGGGACACGCGTCGCTGTCGATGACGATGAGATATGCTCACCTCTCACCCGACCATTTGCAGGACGCTATAAGATTTGGTCCAGCTCTGCACATGGGATGAATCGAGTATTTCAGGGAAGGAAGATGCGAAAGTCAGTCGACGTAAGCAAGGTAGCTGGGATTGAGTATCACGGGAGCGACGGAATTACTCAGGATTGCATTGATGCTTTGGTTCATATCATCAACGCTGGAGAGCGGATCGAGTCAGCCTGGTTGCTGTCCTGCTTCCATTCTGATGGTACCGGTGGCCACGCATTCTTACTGAGCATTTTCCCTGCGCGGCAAGTTCTCATTAAGCCTGGATTTACTTCGGGATATTCAGGGGAGGGGCCGCGAGGGTTATCAACAGCTCTGAAGATATTGCAGCTTCACAACGTTGACATTGATGAGTTTGAGATTGATAGCTCAACAATGCAGAGAGCCGAAGCTGGCTGCTTGACGTCGAAGGACATTGAGAAGCTGGAAGCGGCGAGACCTATTCGACCTAATCGCTTTTACGACTACATTCAGCGAAACCCCGCACTGTTTCGAGAGGGTGATGCCAGGGAAGTGCAGCGGTGTTTCCCAGCAACTCTGAATATCGGGCTGCTTGACGAGCGTTTGGTTGAGCTTGCGATAGGCTTTTTCGATAACCCTGATTTTGCGATTAGCACTGCTTTTCGGCGACTGGAAGACATCGTTAGGTCTAGAACGCAAATCTTCGATAAGAGCGGCTCGCATCTTTTTAAGAAGGCATTCGAAGGCGATAAGTCGCTCTTGCACTGGAACGACCAGGATGGCGGCGAGCAAGCAGGGAAAGCAGGGCTATTCGTTGCAGTTTTTCTCGCATACAGAAACCCGCGAGCCCATCGCGAGATCAGCAGCAATCCGCGCGAAGCTGCGCGTGAGTTCATGCTGATCAATCAGCTCTATCTGCTCGAGGCTATGGCCGTCGAACGCGTGGCTGACGTGGCGGTTCCAGACCAGTAAGGTCCGACACTTATTCGACACCTTTCCCCACCCTGGAAAAGCAAAACCCCCGAAACGCTAGGCATTTCAGGGGTTCGGCAGGGTGTTCTGGAGCGGGCGAAGGGAATCGAAC